TATTGCACAACTATTAGTAGATTGGGGGCTCGTTGGAATTGTAAGTTCTGACTCTATACAAGATGTTGCACCTTTAAATCAGATTAAGGTTTTATCTTACAAGGATAAAGGAGACTGGATATTGGAAACAAAATATAATATTGGATCTAAAAAGAAGAAGGTAGAGGTAACTGAATAAAAATGTAGGGGATTCAACATCCCCTTTTTAATGTGAATATGGTTAAATAGAAGTGTGGGTGCCATTGGGCTCAAAGAACGGGATTGGTATGGATGATTACCTTGACCGCTTTTTTAATTCTTTTGAAACCACAACAAACTATCCACCTTACAATTTAATTCATGTAAATAATGTTGAGTCCGTGCTTGAGATTGCTCTCGCAGGATTTGGCAAAAAAGAACTAAAGGTTTACACTGAATATGGAAAACTTGTTGTCGAGGGACAGAAAGAAACTAAGGAGACAGGATCCGAGTATGTCCATCAGGGATTGGCTCAGAGATCTTTCACAAGAGAGTGGGCACTTTCAGACGATGTTGAAGTCAGAGAGGTTCAATTCAAAGATGGACTTCTTACCGTTAAGTTGGGTAAAGTAGTTCCAGAACATCATGCAAGAAAAAATTATCTTTGATGTCTAAAGGATACGATTTATTTGGAGACCACGGGAGAAACTTACCTACTCCTCATGGTAGTGGGACAAGGCCCATGTATGCCGACATGGGCAAGTCATGTAGACCAGATCCAAATCGTAAGATAACGTATCCTCAAGTTATTGCTCTGTTTACTCTAGACTCACACAACACCAGTTACTTTTTTAAAAGAGAAGATGGTACATACTATTGGTTACATGTTCGTAAAGGAAAGGATGATGTATACGTAGATGCAGATGAGTTACAATTAGATCTTCTAGGCAATGATCCGATTTTAAGTACAGAGTATATCATGAAAGCAATTTTATAGGGATCTTGACAGATCCCTTTTTTCATATATAATAAGTAAAAATACTCACTAACATGAATCACGCTGCTTTTCTTGCAATCATCGGAATTTATCTAATCTGTACTCCATCACTTAGCACATTTATTTTTGCTTGACGAATTTTTTGTTTATGATATAATTAGGTGAGGAGATAATTTATTATGTCAATTAAAGTTGCAGTTCTTCAATCTGGTGAACAAATCATCGCTAGAATGAAAGAGATCGTATCTGAAGATAAACCGATAGCATACTTGTTTAATCAGCCTCATAAGGTTGTGTTAAATAATCAAATAGTTTTATCTGAAAATAAAGATCAATCTTCAGTTGAGGTTACTCTTGCAAAATGGATATTAATATCTGACGAGGATGATATACCTGTGTCAGTTAATCAAGTCGTAACTTTAGTTGAACCAGTTTCAAGTGTAAAAAAAATGTATGAGGAAAAGGTGAATGGATCAGATTATTAAATGTTTACTACTTAAGAATGGAGATATTATAATATCTCAGATTATGGAAGTTGATACAGAACTTGGTGGGCCTGATTGTAAATTAATCAGACCATTTAAAATGGTTGTATCTTCTGATGAATATAAATTAGAAACATGGTTAGATTTTACATCACAAACTGATATGATGATACATTCTGATAGTATTCTTACCATAGTTACTCCAACACCTGCTATACTATCTGAGTACCTTGAGTTGATTGCCTAATGAGATTCTATACTAATGTTCAATTAGTTGGAAACAATTTTTTAGTTCGTGGTTATGAAAATGGTAAACACTTCATGACACGAGAGTCTTTTTCACCAACTCTTTTCGTCCCTTCAAAAAGAAAAACAAAATACAAAACTTTAACTGGAGAACCAGTTGAACCAATCAGACCCGGTACAGTTCGTGATTGTCGTGAATTTATTAAAAAGTATGATGGTGTACAGAATTTTGATGTTTACGGAAATGACAGATATATCTATCAATACATCTCAGAGATGTATCCAGAACCAGAAGTTAAGTTTGATATAAACAAAATTAAATTAACTACTCTTGATATAGAGGTTAAATCGGAGAATGGATTCCCTGATGTAGAATCTTGTGCGGAAGAAATACTTCTCATATCAATACAGGATTATACAACAAAACAGATTCGCACATGGGGTCAAGGCCCATTCAACAACAAACAAGATAATGTTATCTACAAGGGATATAATTCAGAGTATGAACTTCTAAATGCCTTTATCAATTGGTGGATGATAGAAGAAAATACACCAGAAGTTGTTACAGGTTGGAACATCGAACTATATGATATTCCATATCTATCCAGAAGACTTGAAAGAGTTTTAGGTGAGAAGTTGATGAAGAGACTTTCACCTTGGGGTCTTGTGACTGAAGATGAAATCTATATTGCAGGTCGTAAAAATATTGCATATGACGTAGGTGGTATTA